GTGCGCAGCCCGCGGCCGACCTTGAGCTCGAACAGGGCGCCGTACAGACCCGACCCGACCGTCAGCGTGGTATCACCGAACGCCGAAAATGCGGTAGCCGCAGCACTAAATGCGCTCAGTCCGGACCCGACATCGACCGCGAGCGATCCACCCGTACGCAGGTTACGGAACTGCTGGGTGGTCTCAATCGCCGCACCGCTGGGGACCGACTGGCTGGCCGTCCGGTCCGTCGTGGCGGTGTCAATCTGGCCCTCAATCACGCGCGACGCCGCGTCATAGTAGGCTTCCAGTAACGCGGCGCTGGAGGAAAGCTGGTAGAGCGAGGCGTCCGCCCCGATCGTCCCCGTTACGTCCGCGTGAAACGGCCGGGCCATACGGGCGTACACAGTGACGTCGTCCTTCGACGCGAGGATCGCGTCGCCAAGCCAGGCGAGCGTGTACGTCAGCGCGTCGGCGTTGCGCGTCACCGCGGCAGCAACCGTCGCAACGTAGGAGCTCGGGAACGCGGCGTTTTCCAGTTGTACGCCCCAGAAGTGATTGACGTCGACGGCCGCGTCCTGGCTCGCCGCCCCTCCCAAGTCGCCGGCCGCCCGCCACGCAGGAAACAGCGAGATCGTGGCCGTCGTGTTGCCGCTCGAGTCGTTGTCTATCGTGACCCAGACGCGATAGTACTCCGCGTACTCGATCACACCGCTGTCCCTGACGTCGGCCCCGGCCGCGAGTATCGACCCATCAGCCGGGTCGAGTAGGATCAAGGCGGCCAGCGCGCCGCCGCCCGTCAGGTCGAGGCCCAGCTTGCAGATCGCGCCCGTCGCGTTCTTCTTGATGAACACGGACACGCACCACACCGTCGAGTCGTCAGCGACCGTGATGTCCTGGTCCCGGCCCTCTACGGAGGCGGCACCGTTGTCCTCGATGCTCGTAGCCGTGATCGTTCGGTCCGGCGCCGCGGCGTCGTTGTTCGACACTACCGATCCGGCGACGTCACCCCACGGGGCCGTTGCGATCGCCTGCGAGCGCAGGCACACGTTCTCGCGCTGGCCCTCAAGCATGATGCCGGGCTCCTCGAAGTAGCCGTCGCCGTCCAGGTCGTACATCTCCAGGCGCGGGATTCCCTTCCCCCACTGGCGCACAAAGCCGAGAGAGTCCCGCGTATATCCGCCCGTGGTCGCGCGCGTGAACGCCGCCGGGTCCTCGCCGGTCAGCGCCCTAGCGACGTCCTCGTCGGGATCGTTCCATCCCAGGAGTACGTCGGCCGCCCGGAGGTGGAACAGGAGTTTGCTCTCGTAGTTGAGCTGCCGCGGGAACAGGACGCCCGGCCGGGTGACGCCCTTCGCCGTGAAGATCGTCATGGCCTAGTTCCAGGCCCGTCTAAACTTATTCAGAATCGAGACGGCCGTGCCCGCCGTGACCTCGACGGTCGGGTACGCCGGGATCGCGCGCGACGCGATGTCGGGCGACGGGAAGAAGAAGTTGTGGTCCGTCACCGTCGCGTCGAGGTTGCCGCGCTCGTTCGTCGACGCGCCGACGCCGGTGAACAGGCGTACCATCCGGAGGTCGTGGCGGATCTCGAGCCACTCGCCGGCCGCGATCGCCCCGTCATACTTGAGGGCCGCCACCGTATTGCCGCGGAAGTCCTTGAACGTGAGCGTGATCGGCTCCGAGATCGCGCCGTGGACCTCGGTCACGAGGAGCGTCGTCGCCGTCCCGACCGGGATCTCGGCCGGGACCGTGTTCCCGCCGGTGATCCCCGCGAGCTCGTCGTGGAAGAACGGGTTCGTCGCGACGAGGACGAGCTCGAACTCGCGGTTCGGCGTCAGCCACTCCGGTCCGGGACCGCCGGGCTGGCCCATGCGCTCGAACTGGCAATACAATATCCGGTCGGCGAGGTCGTCGACGTCGGTGAACTTCACCTCGAGCGCGCCGCGGAGCGCGTCGGCGACGCTGTCCCGGTTCGCGAAGAAGCTCGAGACCGTCTGCCCCTTGATCCGGCAGCGCACCGTGACGCGGCGCGGCCGGTCGAACTCCTTCTGCGTCAGCTGGACGCCGGCGGTGTTCGAGAGCTCGGTGATGACGAGTGACCCGCTCGCGAACGAGACGCGCCCGTCGCTCGAGACGGGCTCGAGGTCGAACGTCGAGAGCGGCTGACCGTTGATAAGCACTGACGCCTCCTTAGCGGTTGCGACGACGCGACCGCGTGGCCGCGCGGCGCTTCACGCGCCGGGTCTGCTGGTCCTTGGTGCGCAGCGGCTTCCGCCGCCGCTCCCGCGGCCGGAGTCGAAACGCCGGCAGCCCGTAGCCTCCGTCGAGCGGCACCGGATCAGCTGCCCGCGTAGCGCAGGAACCGGCGGTTCGAGAACCAGTTGAAGCGGAACTGCACCATCGACGCGTCGTCGACCTTCAAGGGGAACCCGAAGTCGCCGCCGCTGAGCGTGCAGGACCAATACTGGATCTCGAATATCTCGCCCGTGGCGAGGTACTCGCCCTTGACGTAGACGCAGGGGATCCGGCCCTGGTGGCAGAGCGAGGACTGGAGGAGCCCCTTGTTGAACTTCTCCGGGTCGGAGTCGAGGATCCACGGGTCGGCGTCGGACCCGGACCCGCTGCCGGCGTCGGCCGCGAGGCCGAGCGCGTGCTGCAGGTTGTCCATCGTCGCGTTCACGATCTGGAACGCCACCGCCTGCTCGTGGTGGCCGGGCGTCGCGTCCCACGGGCCGTGGCGCGTGCCCACGTTGTGGACGTTCATCCCGATCGAGAGCTCGTCGGCGAAGCCGTCCTCGGTCACGTCGCCGAGGACGACGTCGATCAGCTCGCGGATCTGGATCCCGCTCGCGTGCGTGTTCTTGAGCTCCGACTTCGCGACGATGGTGTCGTCGACGTTGATCGTCTCGTTGTCGACGATCTCCAGCTGGTTCCCGATGCCCAAGACGGCGTAGTCGTCGACGACGAAGTTCGCCGTGGCCGTCACCCCTATAGTGTTCTGGCCAGCGGCCGCCTCGGCGTCGAGCGTGGTGTCACCGGTCGTGACGAGCTTCAGCCCGACCTCGCTGAACTCGGCGACCTTCTCGGTGACTGCGTTGTCCCTGGTGTCGATCGTCACGGTAACCTCTCCTCAGGTTGTGCTGCGGAACTCGACCTCGATGTCTCCCGACCTGTGCTGCTGCCCCTCCGGGCCCGGCTCGTCTACGTCCTGGAACGGCGTCGTGATCTTCGCGCTCGCCGTGATCGTCGTCTGCGGCGTGCTCAGGGCGGCCAGCGCCGCGTCGAGCTTCGCCTGGGTCAGGGCCCCGAGGACGGCCGTCACGACGTCGTCGGCCTTCTCCTGGAGGTCCCCGCCCGCGTTCGCGTTGACGAAGACGTCAACAGTATATCTGTCGATGACCCCGCCGCGCCAGCCGAACCGGCCCGCGCCGCCCGGGCTCACGCCGAGGACGACGATCGCCGCCGGCTTCTTCGCGACCGGGTACCTCGAGACGACGTACGGCGCGACGACGGCCGTCCCCTGAAGGTCGGTGTCGTTCGCCATCGCCTCCCGGACAGCGCGCCGGCGCCACTTGTACTCGATCGCCTCAGCCATCGCCGAGCCTCCGACGGATCGCGGCGCGCATCTTCGGTAGCGCCCGGCGGATCGACTGCCAGATCCACGGCCGCGGGAGGATGAACCGCGTCCCGCGCTCGAGCCAGAGCAGGACGATCGAGCCGGCGCCGAACCGCCAGCGCAGCGCGCCGTCGGTGACCCAGCCTACCGTCCGTCGGGCCGTCCCCGTGTCCGTCGCCGGCGGCTCGCCGGGCGCCGACGCGCGGTGAACGATCTCGCCGCGCTTGTACGTCCGGCCGTGTCCCGGCTGGCTGAGCGTCTCGATCGCGGCGGCCTGGAGCTCGCTCATGGCCTCGTCGCCGGCCGCCTGGGCCCGGCGCTTATACTCGTCGATGACGCGACTGCCGAGCGTCGAGAGCGGCTGGCCGGAGCGCGTACTAATCCGAATCCTCGCCATCAGGTGAACTCGAGCGTCGGCTGCTCCTCGAGGAACAGCCGGAGGTATCGGCCCTCGGGCTCCCTCGAGGCGAGGACCTTGAACTTCTTCCCCGCGTGGTGCGGGGCCGTCGCGCTGATCTGGATCCCGTCGCCCTTGACGACGTCGCTTCCCTTCGTCACGACGCCCCGGAAGTCGGCGTCGGTCTCCTCGCCCTGTAGCGGGAACTTGTCGCGGTCCGTGATCTCGGCGACCGCGATCTGGAGCGACGCGATAGACTCGGCCCAGACGTCCCGCTGGTAACCGCCCTCGCCGTCCGCTGGCGTCGAGCGGTAGGTGGTGCAGGCGACGCCCTGGGCGCTCGCGTTCAGGCGCCCCTCAACGAGTCCGAACACGTCGCCTCGCCATCGTTCGCTTGTAGTAGTCGGTCCGGTGACAGTTGACGCAGTCGACGTCGTCGATGCGACGCGTCAGCCGGCGCTCCGGATATGGGCGCATTGGGGCGCAGGCCGCGCCTCGCTCGCCTTTCCGACGAAGATGGACCGCGTAGGCGTAGCCCATCAGACGAGCACAATCCGGCGATAGCGGTCGACGGCGCGCTTCCACTCCGGCGTCTCGTCCATGAGCTTCTGGAGCGAGCCGCCCGAGTCGAGGAGCTTGAACGACTTGAATCCCTCCGCGCCGAACTGCCGCACGTAGCCGCCGACGACGCGCTTGACGGCGAGCACGGCGAGCTTCGGGAGGAACGTGGCCGCGTCGTACGTGACGAGGATCTTCCGCGGGCTCCGGAACGCGCCGAACTTCCCGCCGTCGGTCCGCGTGATCCGCGTCTCGCCTACGCTGAACGAGACGACGTCGACGTCAGCGACGTCGAGGGTCTCGTCCGGGCTTGAGGAGTCGCGGCCGAGCGTGATCGACGTCAGGACGGCGATCGGGTAGTGCGTGAACAGCCGCACCGTCCCTGTCCCGTCGCGCCACTCGGCGCGGCCGGCCTCGGCGGCCTGGAACGGCAAGGCCTCGCGGTCGCACTCCGCCTCGAGCGAGCCCTCGACGTCCTCGAGGAGCTCCGTGATCGCCGTCTCGTTGTCGTCGTTCGGGAGCTGGAGGTAGTCCTTCAGCGTCGCGTAGCTGACCAGGTCGGGCACGTTATCACCTCGTCGAGTAGCTGGGGTTGGGCCCGCGGATCAGCGTCCAGTACCGGTGGCCGGTAGCGGCCTGGTGCATCGTGCGTCCGCTCTCCGTGTCGCACCGGGCGCCGCAGGCGTCGCACGTCGCCGGCGTTGCCCGGGCAAACGGCTGGCCCGGGTGCTCGGGCTGGGCGACGCGGCCGGGGCGCGAGCCCCGACCGTTCCGCTTCTTCCTGCTCACGGCGCCTAGCTGGCCGCCTGGGCCGCCGCCGGGAGCTTGCTCGGCTCGAGGACGACGTTGACGCCGTACGTGATCGACGGCGTGGTGTTCGCGACGTCCATGTTCTCGCGGTACCACTTGAACGGCTTGAGGCCGACCTTCGCAACCTGGGCGCCGTTCGGCTGCGTGAACGCCATCACCGTCGGCTCGCCCGGCGCATGCGCCGACTCGAAGCCGGAGTCGATCGCCGTGTTCGACCCCTGGATCGTGAGGTCGTACGTCTCGTCGGCGTCCCCGCCGACGGCCGAGACGGTGACGATCGCCATCGCCCGATGCGGACCCGGCGCGCCGGCCGCGACGCCGGTGCCGACGACGTCGATCGCCGTCACGCCTGGGGCCCGGAGCTGGATGACTCGAAGTCGTTCGCTCAGTTTGCTGCTCATGGTGTGCTCTCCCTCCGGCCCCTCGGCCGTCGTGGGTTGCGGTTGATCTGCCCGGCCCGGTCGGGGCCGTCGTCATTGGGACCGATAGGTGTGGCATATCTATGCCATTCTTATCCGTCCCCGTTGGAGCCCGTGAGGCTTGGTCTACGCAGCGAGGTTGCAGGCCTCACGCCTACGGGCACGTCTAGTCGGCCAGCGGGTCGATCGGCTCGTCGTTCTTGCCGGTCGTGTCGCTCTCCCGACGCTCGCTCAAGGCCTCGACCATGTCGGCCTTGAGCACCTTGCCGTCGTGGCCGCTCCCGTCGACCTCGACCTTGTGCTCCTCGCACAGGGCGACGAGATCGTCGACGCGCAGCCGCGCGAGGGCGTCGTCCTCCGGAATGTCGGCCTCGTCGGCCTTCGTCCGTCCGGCCGACTTGTAGTGGGCGTCCAGCACGACGACCAGGTCCTCGCGGAGCGCCCGCCCGCCGGGCCCGCTGCCCTCGATTTTGTCATCGAGGCCGTGTTTCTCGATCAGCTTACGGAGCTGCTCGATCGGCATGTCCTCCATGAGCGCCGCGGCGGCGCCCTCGGCAGCGGCCACGGCGTTGTAGACCTGCGCGTACGGGTACGGCGCGAGGTGCCGCTCGTAGTAGTCCGCCGGAATGTCGGCGAGATCGCCGACCTGGTAGATGTGGCGCGGCCTCGCTGGGTGGACCGGGTGGTCCGTCCGCGGGCCGCGGTACTGGTGTGCGTTCAGGAACTTAACGATCACGAGAGCCCCCTCCAAAAGAGTGATCCGTGAAACAACCACCCGACGGGCGCCTCGGCAAGCGGTGGCTCGCCGAGGTGGTCCGTCGAGGTCGCGGCGTACGGTCCTACGCCACGGATTCCTACGATACGGTCTTCCCCGTGCCACGCACGAACGCCTCAGCCTGGGCGACCCGCCCGTCGTAGCGCTCGGTGACCTTGAACGCGATCTGGTCGTCGCGGAAGTACAGCCCGCCGGCGTTCGTCGAGACCTGCATCTGCTGCCGGTCGCCGAACGCGTAGAACTTGTAGTTCCCGAAGATCAGCTCGGACTCGTTGCTGGCGCCCCCGAGGTTGTCGGGGATGAACGTGTTCTCGAAGATCGGCTTCCCCTTGAGCCGCTGGAACGGCTCGTCGGTGATCTGCGAGAGGATCGGCCGCCCCACGCCGTCCTTGATGGTCGAGAGCGTCTCCATCATGAGCTGCGACGCCATCCACATCGACGGGCCCTGGCGGTACTTCGCCTTGAGGCCCCAGAAGATCCCCTCGATCCAGTCGAGCACGTCGGCCGCGTTCGTCTGCGTCCCCGTGAACGCCTGGGTCGTGACGTTCGCGTTCTGCCGCACGCCCTCCGGCTGACCGGCGCCGGTGCCGTTCGTGACCATCTCGGTCCGCTTCTCGGCGAGGATCTCCGCGTACAGGTCGCGCAGGAAGTCGAGCACCGCGATCGACGCGTCGGCGATGAGCTCCTCGGACAGCGGGAGCACCCGGCCGAACTTCCGGGCGACGAGCTCGACCTGGCCGATCTCCGGATCCTGTCCCGTGTCGCCCGAGGTGTTCTCGGGGATCACGTCGACGTCGGGCCGCGTGTCGAGGACCGGGACCTTCATCACGTCGGTCGACATGGGGAAGACCCGCAGGAACTCGGTCGTGGCGAAGACCGTCAGCTCGCCCAGCCGCATGATCACGTCCTGGGCAAACTCGTCCGGCACGAGGAACCCGCCGGCCGCTCCGATCCCCTCGGAGAGGGCGCGCTCCTTCATCCACTGAATCGCACCACCCCGATCGCCGACGGCGAGGAACTGGTGGAGGCGGATGACCGTGACGGCGAGCGCCCGGTCCCCGGGCTCGTACCGACGCACGAGGTTCATCGGCGACTTGAAGCCGCGCGCCTCCGCCTGGTAGCGGTGCGGGAAGCGGTACCGACCCTTGGTCGACGTCAGCCCCTCGGCCGCCATCGCGTCGAGACGCGCTTGGTCTTGGAGCGTCCCGCCGGCGTCGGTCGCCCCGTTGATCGGGGGCGCGTTACGCAGCGCGGTCGCGGCCGCGCGGTCGCCGGCGGCCTCCGCGGCCGCGATCGACGCGACGCGCTCGAAGCCGGGCAGCGTACGCGTTGCCGCGTCCGGATTCGGCTTGAGCAGTTCGGCGGCAGCCTTCTCGGCAGCGGCCTTGTCGGCGGCGGCCTTGTCCCGCACGGCCTTCTCGGCGACGGCTTTCTCGGCATCGGTCGGCTTAGCGCCGGCGCCGGCCTTCTCCAGTTCCTTCAACTGGCGCTCGAAGTCGGCCTTACGCTCTCCCACCGCCTTCGTGATCAGCGCCCGCAGTTCCTCGATCGTGTACTCCATCATTTCCTCCCGTTTGCTCTGAGTCTGTCGCGCGCCTCTTGCGCCTCCGAATCGATCACGCGGCCGACGTTGGCCACAATGAAAGTCCTAACCTCCTGTGCCGACATGCCCTCCACGCGAATCGTGCTCGCCTCGAGCTGCCGATCGATCCCCTCGCCCACCACCATCTCGGCCCCGCACGTCACGCACCCACCACCCAGGACGGACAGCGTGTGCCGGTGCGCCTCGAGCCACGCGTCGAGGCCGGCGTCCGTCCCTATCGCGGCCCCGAGGGACGCGACGGAGAGCTCGACGGCCTCCCGCTTTGGTGGATCCATGTCGAAGTCGTCCCGGTAGTGGCGCCCCAGGTGCCGGGCGATCCCCTTCTTGTCGGCCTCGCTTACGCTCGCCGAGCCGAGCCGCGCGAAACCGGCGGCGCAGGCCCGGAATACGACGGCCTTGCTGGCCGCGGCCTTGTGGTGCGGGAACTTGTAGGACGCTTTGGCGTCCGCGTCGGCGTCGGCGTTCACCCAGGCGTGCCGGGCCCGGAGCGCCTTGCGCTCGGCCGGCATGGCCTTCACTTCCTTGCCCGCGTCCCATGCGGCCGTCTTGGCCGCCACGGCGTACGTCCCGCCGTGTGCGGAGAACGGGAGCGCGGCACGGTCGTCGTCGTCACCGGCGAAGCCGTCGATCAGAACCCGGCAGGCCTCGCCGTCGCCGGCGGCGCAGCGGGCGGCCAGGGCCTTCACGTACTCGCCCTGTTCAGCGTAGGAACATCCGTAGGCGTATCGCGTGCCCAGCGCGTCGAACGCGTCCCGCAGGTCGGCCTCGCCGGCGCTCAGGGCCAGGGCGCCCGGATCCGCCCCGACGGAGACGGCGGACGTCTCGATCAGCTCGGCGCGGTCGACGATCCACGTCCACTCGTGGGCGGCCGGGAACTTCTTCTGCAGCTTTTTGAGCTCCTCCTCCGAGACCTTGTGCCATGCCCGGATGATGAAGCCGACCGACGCGGCCCTGAGGTCGCCGAGGGCGAACAGCGTGTGCGCCATCTGGCTCTGCTCGGTCGCGTCGTTGAACCTCCACCACTGGAGCATCCGGCCGTTCTCGTTCCGCCCCCGCAGCTCGACGGCGACGGCGACGCCGATCGGGCCGACGCGCGCGTCGTGCTGCCACAGGATCGCCGGGTTATCGGGGAAGAATAGGTGCAGGTCCTCGCGCCAGGCGTCGAGCGGGACGATGCCGCCGTCGCGCACGAGAGTGGTCGTCGAGGCGACGATGTTGAGGTCGAAGGCCTGCCCATTCTTGTTCGCCCGCGCGGTCCGGAGCTCGGCGCAAGCGGCGCGGGGCGATAGGCCGACAAGGTCGAGATCGCGCACGCCGTCGGGCAAAACGATCTCGGCGGCCGGCAGCGGCACGTGCCACGCGGCCTCGCCGGCGAGAACCTGCCGGATCGTGGGCATCGCCGACAAAGCCGGCAAGGCCTGGATTGGAGTTGTCATGACTACGGAGAGGTTATGTCGGGATGCCCCGGGCGCGCAATCCTCGGCGCCGAGGCCCTACCTGTTTCGCCGGCTCGATCGCTGCCGCTGCTTGCGCTTCTGCTTCTTCTTCGTGCTGGCTTTCTTGGTAAGGTTCTTGTAGTAGAATCGCCGCCCGCCCTCGTGGGGAAGGGCGAGGCCGGCGGATATGGCGAGGAGGAACGTCGCGGTGGTCGAGCGGCTCATATTGCCCGGGCAAGGCAGGGGCGGGGAGGGCGGCGGGGGCGCCCGCTCGATGCATTACCAGGTGACGCCGTCCCAGCGCCACCATCGAGCGGACCGGCCTCTGTATTCGCGCCCCTTTGTGGGCTCTCCGTGGAGATGGCCGGCGCCGTCCTCTCCCTCACACGTGCCTCGTCTGGTTGCACCGCTCGCAGGCCTCGACGTCGACGCCCGTCTTCGTGCCGAAAGCATCGCGCTTGCCGCGCTCGAGGACGATGAACTCGCGGTGCCCGCAATTCACGCAGCCGCGCCGCAGGTCGTGGCGGGTCGTGATGGCGATACGATAGTAAACTTTTCGTTTAGTCTCGTACATTAGGCCGCAGCCCTGAACGCCGCGACCACGTCCCGCTCCTGCCTCAGCCACTCCGCCCGCAGCGCCCGGATCAGCGCCCGCTCGTGCGGCCGCTGCGCGGCGATGATCGCCCGCCAGTGCCGCGTCCGCTGCCGGTAGGTCGCCAGCCGCGCCTCCTCGCAGCCGCGCGGCGCCGGGGCCGCGACGCATCGGCAATTTATGACCTCCTCCGGCGCGCCGGCCGGGTCCAGCGGGTGCATGAGCAGGTTGCCGGCCCCGGTGACGAACGGGTCGTCGATCGGCCGGCACTGTCTCTCCATCGTCCTGTGCGAGTCGCGCACCCGCAGGTCGCGGGCCGTGATCCAGATCTTGGCGAGGACGCCCGCCTCGGCCATCTGCGCCTGCTGGCCGACGCCCCAGGCGATGCCGTTCTCCGTCCGCGCCACCGTCCGGGCCCTCGAGGGGCCGCGCGGACCGGCCCGGCCGCGGCGGAACAGGCGGAACTCCTGACGCAGCCTCCGGATCTGCGTGCCGAGCGGCGAGCCCTTGGCGATCTCCTCGGCGACGACTCTCCGGATCCGCCGCTTGGTGAACCCGTTAACGCCCCGCAGGTTCGGGATCCGGTCCCTGAAGTACTGCTTGGCGATCGGGCTGGCGATGCTAATCGTCGCGTCGATGCCGAGGTCGCCGGCGACCTTCTCGGCCGCCGCGACCAGGCTCGCCAGCAGCAGGGGCCGCAGGCGGCGCAGCAGCGCGCGGTCGGCGGCCGGGCCGATCGCCTTCGCCAGCGCCTCGTCGATGGCGCGCAGTAGGTCCGGGTCGCCCTGCCGCTCGGCGATGTCCAGCAGGTCGTCCCACGGCGCGACGGTCCCGCTCGTCACCCCTCGTCCCCCTCTCCCCCCTCCTCGAGGTCGTCGCCGACCTGGATCAGCGTGCCGGGGAACCACGGCGCGTCGCCCCACTTGACCGGCGGCTTGTTCCGCGTCGCGCGCTCCTCGTTGATCGTGACTACGCCGGCCTTGAGGTCCGACTCCATCTGCTTCCGCTCCTGGTCCGGGTCGCCCGGCGTCGGGTCCTCGAAGTCGAACGAGAAGAACCTCTCGTCGGTCTGATTCGGGTACTCGACCCGGTTGAGGAGCGAGAGCTCTATGTGCTCGGAGAACGTCCGGAGCTCCGGCTTCACCGCGTTCTCGACGGCGATCACCATGAGGCCGCGCAGGTTCGCGAGGCTGACGTTCCTCACCGTGCCGAGCAGGCCGGCCGGCACGCCGTACGCCTCGCGCACGTCGTCCTCGGAGAAGCCGGCGAGCGCCGCGAACTCGAAGTCCTTCGCCGTCTGCTGGGTCGCCACGAACTTGAGCCCCTGCGGGAGGACGAGCGGGAGCCAGGCCGTGTCGGCCCCCTTGTGGTGGCCCTCGAGCATCATGTCATAGACGTCCTGGACCTTGTCGATCCCGACCGCGCCCTCGATCACGCCGTCGAGCCGAGCGCCCTGCTTGAAGAACTGCCAGTTGAAGCGCCGGATCTGGTCGCCCGTGTCGACCGAGTAGTTCATCGAACGGAGCGGCGACCAGCCGATCCGATCGTCCAGCGGGCTCGGCGTCTTGACGTGGACGACCTCGCTCGCCATTAGGTCGAACCGCTTACCCCGTGGCGGTTGGATCCGATAGCCCTCGATCCCGACGTTCTTCTCGTCCGGGATGATCTCGACCCAGTCGGGCCGGATCCGGAGGAGCCATACGACGGCGCCGGTCTCGTCGCGGACCTTGAGGCTGTAGTGGTTGCCCGTCAGGCCGACGTCGATCTCCATCGCCGCGATGAAGTTCCCGCTCGTGACCCACGGGTTCGGCTGGCCGCGCGCCCCCTTGGCGAAGATCCGCGTCACCGGGTGCGACTCCTGCGGCGTCCGGACCATCTTCCGCTGCCCGTCGACCGTCTCGAACGTAACGAGCGAGACCGTCCGGTCGAGCTTCGTGATCTGGTTGTGGCGCCAGCGCAGAACCTTGAACACGGTGTTCCGGTAGGCCTGCATCTGCTCCCGAATCTTCGGGTCCCGGAGCTTCTGGCTGACTCCGCCCGGTACGCGCGGGAAGACGTCGGTCGGGTCCGGCTGTCGCGCGACGGCGATCGAGGCCGCGGCGTCGAACGGGCTACGCATGACGCGCCTCCAATAAACGACGCCAACGTTCTACCAGCTGGTCAACGGTAGCCATGTTGGCATCAGCGAGTTGTTCGTTCGTGACTGGAATCCACGTCGCGGCGTCGAAGTCGTTTGCCGTCGGATGGGCCGCCGTCGTAACCGGCTGGCCAAATAGCGTTGGCCCGGCCGGCAGCACCTCGTCGGCCACGCGTACGCCGATCACCGCGGCCGCGATCAACTTCGCGAATCGTCGTCTGTCCATTCTCGCATCTCCTCCATCATGTATAGGCCCGGACGGACCTTGACCTCCATGACGAATCGCACCGGATCCGTCGGCGACGCCGCGACGGCGGCCCGCACGCGGAGCGGTAGGATCTCGACCGGCGGGACGAGCCGGAGCTCGCCCTCGGGCATGTCGTCGACCTCGACGATCGGCAGGCCGAACAACGATCGTTGTTTCATCGGTCCTCCGGGTGTTCGCGCGGCCGCTTCCGCAGCGCAGCGAGTCCTAACCATACCGTGATCCAGAGCGTCCGGAACCCGTAGAGGCCCCAGGCCAGCAGCCCGGCGCCGATCGGCCACACGACGCGGCCGGCGCCGAACAGCTCGGCCACGCCGGCGGTCACGGCCGCCCAGCCGGCGAGGAGGAGGAGCGGGGGCGCGAGCCGCCGCTCCCAGTTCTCCGCCTCGACGCGCCATCGCGTTGCCTTCTTGCCGAGCCGCTTCCGGACGTCCCGCCAGCGGCGCCGGGCCTGCCGGAGCGCCTCTATCGCGATCAGCGACGCGTCGGCTATCGCACGCAATCTACGATTCATCGCCCGCTCCGGGCAATCGCAGCGGGGATCTTTTTGTCGTACCCGAACGATCGGCACCTCTCGCATGATGCGCTGTCATGTAGTTTTAACTGAGCGATCGCCGCAGCCGCTCCTCGCGGGTCCGGCGCCGGCTCGCGAAGCAGCATGAGGCCGAGCTCCACGTAACCGATCTCGCGGGGCCGCTTCCCCCACCATATCAGCCGATAGAGGCCCTTTCGCCCAGGCACCCCCACGCCATAATGCGGGCCGATTAGAACCTCGATCAGATCTTCATTCATCGTCCGCTCCAGGCAATCGGAGGGCGGCGAGGACGACGTCGTAGTTGTCGACCCATTGCTGATGGTGGACCGCGTCGCCGGCGGTCTCTACGACCGGCGCCTCCTGCTGCCCTTTCTCCGAATCCCCCTCCAGCCACGCAATCCACATGACGTGGATCTCGCGCGCCTTCTCGATGATAGCAACCGCCCGATCGGTCGTCATCGGCTTGGCGGCGCGTGGATCGCCGGGCCGCCGGACTCCGCGCGCCGGTGTGGTGCCGCCTTCTTTGGGGGCGCCCTGTAACTCAACAACGCGCGCCGGAGGGCCGTGCCCTTTTTCGTCCGCATACATCGCTGCTCGTCGAACCACCCGCAAACCGGCTTCATGCCCGGCTTGGCCGGCGCCTCGATCATGAGGTGAACGCAGCCGTTGATGTACTCTGATCGGCCGGTAACCACGCCGGCGAACCCGGTGATCGCGTCCTTGGCGGTGTCGCCCATTTCCAGTGTCATTGTTCCTTCCTCCTCTTGAGAGCCCTTTTCGTTTTCGCCCGCTCCCGCTTCGTCGGGCGCGGGTCCGGCGGCAGCGGCAGCAACGTGCCATCCGGCCGCGCGGCCGCCTGCCCGTTCGTCTTGACCATCGTCCCGCCGTGCCACACCACGTACAGCTCACCGTCCCTGGCGCGTATGGTGGCCCGCTCTACCCGCTTGGCGTTATCCCCCAGCGCGATCGACACGGCGGCCTGCTTGCCCAACCGCTTGATGTCCTCCTTGCTGGCCGGCACCTGACGCAGCGGGCGCAGGCCGCGGGCCGGCGGCGGTATCGGCCGCGGATCGATCCGCCGCGGTGGCAGGGCGGCTGATTCCTTGGCCGGCGCCCGCTGGCGGAACAAACCGCACAGCCGACGCCAGAAGGCGAGCCACCAGGGCAGGGCCAAGGAACGGCTCATACGACCCTCCTCGCCTTCACCTTGGGCTCCGCCTTGGGCACGACGCGCCCGCAGCACGTGAAGCGCACGACGCCGCCGTAGAGCATCGTGTTCGATCCGCCGCCCTTTCGCTCGCCGTGGTCCGGGCACACCGGCCGCCTGTCTGGCTTGGCGAGTCCCGCCTCGAGGCGCGCCAGCGCCGCGGCGTGGCGCTCGACCTCGATCGGTAGCTCGCGGCGCTCCTTCGGCGCCGGCGGTGGATTCTTCGCGACCGCCCGGGCCCGCGGCGGCTTCTTCTCCCTCGGCGGCCGGCAGATCCCGCGCCGGCAAACGTGGGCGATGACCGCGGCCGGCTGCGCGGCGCCGAGTTGCGCGCGCCGGATCAGGCACTCGCCGGCGTCCCTGCACACGACGTTGAGCTGGTAGTGGCTCGGGCCCTTGAGACCCCACTTGAGCGGCGGCGCGTCCTTGACCTTGACGATGATCAGGCCCTTTCCGCGGTGGCCGCACTGGCTGCAGGCCTGCCCCTTCAACCAGTTGCGGCGGGCGCGCGCGACCCACTCCGGCGTCTTGTACGGTGGCATTAGCCGGCCTCCGCTGCCGCCTCGTCGAGCTTGCGCTGCAACCGCTCACCGAATGAAACCAGCGGAGCAGCGGCATCAATGAGGTCGCGCGCGTCCGTCAGGTTGTCGGCCCCGCCACGGATCCACGCCGTCGGCTCGAGGATCGGCCCGAGCGTCTCGGCGTGGGTCACGTGGTTGTGGAGCTCGGCGATCGGGACGTCGGCGACGAGCGTCGAGATCAGCGCGAGTCGCTGAAGGTGTCCCCTGTACTCGATGTCGGTCATCATTTTTTCCTCCCTCAGTTCTGGCGGCCGCCGCCCTGGACGGCGACGATCCTTATAGTAGGCGAGCGTCGGCGAAGCTCCGTGACGAAGTGCCGGCACAGCGTATTCCGATTCGCGGGCGTGTCCTCCCACTCCAGCGCCTTCAACATCGACACGACGTCGAGGTGTATCTCTCCGCCCTGAACGGCAATATGGAGCTCGTCGCCCTTCATCTCACTCCATCCTCCCCCGCATCTTCTTCCGCGCCCGCGCCCGCGCCTTACGCGCTGAGCCGATGTCGGCGCCCCGGGCCCGGACGGCCGCCCGCCAGGCGAGGGCGCCGGCGGCGATCGTGTCCGGCAGGTGCTTCGCCTGGCTGAACAGCGCCGCGTTGTCGGCGAACTTGTGCTCGGCCACCATGAGGTTGAGCATCGGGTTGACGATCTTCCCGTGCTCCATCGCCTGAATGTAGGCGCTGAGCAGGTCCGTCCGCTCCTTGCCGACGAACGTGAACGGCTCGCTGTCGACGGTCAGGTAGTCGGCGACGACCTTCCCGACGCCCGTCGCGTCGTGGCTGCTCTGACCGCCGTACTTCTTCACGCGCTCGCAGTGGTACTCGACCATGATCGGCCACGGCATCCGGCCGCAGCGCCGAATGGCGACGAGCTCGATCGGATGCCGGTCGACGCGGTAGGTGAGGATCCACGTCCAGTCAACATCCTTCGCCCAATCGGTGCCGGTGGCGTAGAGGCCCTCCGGCGCCGGCTCCTCGAACGTGAGCTCGCCGACCCAGTCGTCGGCGACGTCGATCTCGCCCAGGATGCGCTTGAACGTCAGCGCCATCGTCTCGGGCAACATGACGCGCCGCTCCGGGCTCGGCTCCTGGAGGTCGAACTCGACCCCGAACACGGCCTTGGTGACCTGCGCACGCTTCTCGGCCAGCGTCTCCTCGTCGAGCCAGCCGCGCAGGTTCTCCTTGTAGCACCACTGGAACACCGGCCACCGCTTCTTGCGGGCCTCCTTGAGCAGGAACGTCATCGTGCCGTCCGGCTCGTGCCATGTGGAGCTGATCGTCATCTGGCCGGCGATCCGCTTCCCCGTCACCTCGTCGACGCGCCCCATCGCCTGCCCGGTGGCGGCCGTGTAGATCGCCATGTCCATCTCGTCGGCCTCGTCCAGCCGTACGCGCTGCGGGTGCGGGCCGCGGACGGACCTCGTCGACGCCATGAGGGCCGTCACCTGGCCGCCGTTCCGCAGCATCGTGCGCCGGCCGACCTCCCGCTTGAGCAGCTCGCGCGGCGCGCCGGGCGCGTTCCAGAAGGCGTCGCGCAGGTTTGGGTCGACGCCCTGCATGTACTGGAGTACGCGGATCGACTGCTCGCCGGACCCGCCGAGGAGCGTCACGCCAGCGCCGAGCGTCGTGGCCTCGGTGAGGCTCAGGAGGGCGAGCAGCACCGTCTTGCCGCCCAGGCCGCGCGAGGCGTGCCAGATCACGACCGGGTCCTCGCCGAAGTACGAGGCGGCGAACGCCTCCATCGGCGTCTGGTGGTCCTCGCAGCACCGCTCGTTCGGGATCCAGACGCCCCACGTCTCGCCGACGTAGGCCCGGAGCTCGTCGACCGTCTTGATCTCGACGCGGTAGGCCCCTTCCTCGCCGGCCTCGGCCCCGGTGCCGGCGCGCTCGCCGACGTCGATCACCGTCGAGAAGTACCGCCGGCTGACGACGGAGCCGGGCGGGAGCGGGGAGCGGAGAAGCGTCACTCAACCTCCATCAGTCCGAGACCAATCGCGAGAGCCGTGAACGCATACGCCGCTTGAAGCGGCACGACTCCGTTCCCAAGGAGTCGGAGCCATTGCCGCCGATCAGCGGCCACCCCATCAGCCAGCAAACGAAACGGGGGTTCAAGCGCCGGCGAGAGGCTGGGGTCGTATTCGAGGATTCGTCTCCAGGCGTCGAGGTCGCTGGGGCCTGGGGGAAAGAGCGGCACTGACCAGCAAGTGTCGGCACTGGCTTTGTCGGATCGCCCCTCTGGTTCTGAATCATGCGATTGCTGCTGTCCATTACGTTCGGTGTTTGCCACAGTCGCACTTGGTGTTGGAGATCGACTTGCCGCTTCGTCCCGTCCGGCATCATTCCCGTCGGGCTCTCCCCGTGTCGCGTTCCTTCCGCTCTCCCTGGCGCCGGGGTTCGACGCGTTGTGTTGTCCCTCACCATCGCTTCCGGTGTCGCCCATGATTCCGAGGATGAAGACGCGTTCCCGTTGGTGCGGTGCGCCCACATCCGAAGCCCTGACGAGAGTCGCCGTAACTCGGTAACCTGCTCGGTCGAGATCTCGGAGGACTCCTCCAAGCCCAAGTCCAACGTGCCCTGCGACATTTTCCAGAAAGACGAGTCGGGGACGTACCTCCCGCACCACTCGATAAACTTCGGGCCACAGGTGACGCGCATCGTCCTCGCCAGCTCGTTTACCGGCCTGGCTGAATGGCTGGCATGGGTATCCGGCAGTGACGCAATCCACTCGGCCACGCCACGCTCGGCCGTCGAAGGTTCGGAGATCCGTCCATAAAGGAGCCGGAGCCACGGTGCCCGCTTCCATCTGCGTGACCAACTGGCTGACGGCGAATGCGTCCCATTCAACGAAGCAGACGACGCGAGCAGATCCGACCGCCAACTCGAGGCCGAGGTCGAGCCCTCCTCCGCCGGAGCAGAGGGAAAGGACGGCGAGCGGGGAAGAATCCACATTCACCGCCTCCTCCCGACCCACACGCCCTCGATCAGCTCGGCGTCGATCTCGACGGCGTGGCCGGCCTCGAGCAGCTTCGCGTCCTCGCAGAACCGCGCCCGCGCAGCCGGATCGACGATATGCTTCATCGCCAGCGCCGTGAGTAGGGCGGCCAGGTAGAGGACCTTGTCGACCGTCATGACTAGATGCCGCGCCTCCATGAGCCGGCGCTCCTCGCGCCGGAACCGGACGAGCATCCGGCCGGCGACCTCGACCTGGCGCCAGGCCGCCTCGTCGGCGGCGAGCCGCTTGACGGCCTGCCGGTGCTCGTCCCACGCCTTGATCAGTGCGGCGCCGCGCTTCTGCTGCTCCTCCTCGGTCTCCGAGGGCATCGCTGAGACGGCGTCGACCTTCGCCATCGTGGCCCGCACCGCCTGCCCGTCGATCACGCCGGGGCCCGAGAGCTGTTCGACGAGTTGCCGCTCGCGGCCGGTCCAGAGCTTGATCTGCTCCTGGCACGACAGCAGCTCCTCGTCCGTCTGGATCGCCTCGTAGCCGCGCCGCAGGGCGCCGCCGAGCACGTCGGCGTAGAGGCTCGATCGCTGGCCGTGGACGAAGCTCGGCGACTCGGCCCCGCGCTTCGCGTCGCCACCGTGGCCCTTCGTCTTGCACCGGAGCCGGCCTTTCGCCGGGTATTTCTTGCAGTACCGCGGCGGGTCGGTGCCGCCGAGTTTCCGGCCGCAGCGCCCCTCGATCGGCTTACCCGAACCCCGGGCCTGCTTCTCGGCCTTCCAGGCGGCGCGCTGGGCGGGCGTCGGCTTCGCTCGTTTCTTTCGTCCACGGGATCGCGTATCATCCATAGGATCGCGGACCGGCGGCCACTATCCGGCGCCATCGGCCGACGGTTTGTCAAGCTTTCCGGTCGGGCTGTACGCCGGATCCCCGACGAAGTTCGCGTACCGCTGGCGCGTCACGTCGCAGTAGCCGGGGTCGATCTCGACGGCATAACAGATGCGTTCCGTCTGCTCGGCAGCGATGATCGTCGTGCCGGATCCGACGAACGGGTCGTAGACGACGTCGCCCCTCTTGCTGCTGTTTCGAAGGCAACGCACCACAAGCTCGACCGGCTTCATAGTAGGATGCTCTTCGCTGCGGGAGGGCCGATCAATCTCAAAAACGGTATTCTTGTCGTGTCCGCCGTACCAACGGCTGCCCTTATGCCGTCCACGACCCAGCCGGCCGCTGCCGGGCTTCCACCCGTACAAAAGATCCTCGTGCCTCATGTGATAATCCGAGTGACCAAGGACCATCAAGTGCTTCACCCACACGAGACCCTGGTGGAATCGCCAGCCAACGTCCTGCAGGGCAAGCCGGAAGATCAGATTGTGCGGCCCCGGCGGGGCCGCAACATAGAACCGAGCGCCTGGCGCAAGGATGGCGTCTGCCGCTCGAAAGGCTGACGAGAGAAATTCCCGCAATCCTTTCCCAGCGTCGTTGTCCATCGTCAGCGCCTTTTGGGTTCTACCCGTATAGGCTACCCCATACGGTGGATCAGTCCAAAACACCTCGGGGTCGGGGGCCGAGCTTGCCAAGCAAAGGGCCGACACGGCCTCCGGTGCCATTGAATCGCCGCACAGTAGGCGGTGGGGGCCCAGCTCGTAGATCTCGCCGGACACGCTAACAGGGGCCGCCGGTGGGCCAGGGGCCTCGTCCTCTGTGGTTTCCTTCATTCCCGGCAGTAATAGCTGGATCTCCGCCTCGGTCCACCCGGGCACGAGGTCGCGGCCGTTCTCCATGTCGTCGTAGTGCTTGAAGAGGCGCAGCAACGCGGCGGCGTCCCAGGTCGCGAGCTCGGCCGAGCGGTTGTCGGTGACGGCGTAGGCCGCCACGGCGCCCGGATCCCGATCGTACCTGATGGCCGCGATCCACTTCCAGCCAAGGAGTCGGGCGGCGAGCAGCGTGCCGGATCCGGCCGCCACTGTCTTGCCGTCCGGTTGTAGTACGATCGGCTTCTGTTGACCATGCTCGGCGAGGCTCGCCCGAATCGTCTCGATGTTCCGTTCGTCGTGGAGCCGCACGTTGTCCGGGTCCGGCCGGAGCCGCGACATCTGGCGAGCGAGCAAGCGCAGGTCCTTGCTGATGTGAGCTACGTTCGCGGCCGCGGCCTTGCGACGCCGCTCCGCCGGCGGCGACGTCGTCTTCCTCCTCCGCTTCTTCGCTACCATAGGCCGATCTGCTCCTTGTTGCGCTCGCGGGTCGCCGCGGCCGTCGCGGCGTGATGGTCGCGGTCGTGGGCCAGGTGGCATCGCTGGCACCAGGCCCGCAGGTTGCTGTGCGCCAGCGGAAGCAAGATGAAGCGGCCGCCCGGGTTGTCGCAATCCTCCGGCGAGTGATCGAGGTGCCCGGTCGTCAGCGTGACGAGCGACCCGGTGACCGGGTGGGCGCGGTTGTGCTCGGCCCTGCATCGGCCCTCGTGGTCGTGGCCGCACTCGCCGAAGCACTCGCAGCGGCCGCCGGCGCGCTCGAATCGGATCCGGTCACTGATGAGCGGCCAGTCCGGCGGATACAGCTCGAGGTTCTCGGGCCGGATCGGCACGTCTTTAATCAAGCGGCCCTTTAGAACACGGCAGCGCCGCAGACGGCGAGCCGTCAAGCGCCCCGCAACGGCCGCACCGTATTGGCCCCTCTGGCTTCTCGACGAACTCATGATTGGCACCGACCGCCGGTACGCTCCCGGAGTCTCCCGGCGTCGATCCGCCGTTGGCCGGGTTCGTCAGCTCGAAGCCGTCAGTGATCCCACGGGCCGGCGTCGCGGCCGGCTCCGGCGTCTTATCTACCACCATCATGCCGTATAACTGGTCGACCGACTGCTGCACTAGGAGCCGCGCCGTGCGCCGGCTCCCGCCCTTGCCATACAGCTCCTTGAGCGCCCGCTCGAGGCTCGGGATGATCAGCACCTCGACGACGTCCCGCAGATCGCGCGCCCTCACGGCTTCACCTCCTCAGTTTCCCAATACGCTAGGCTGCAGCGGGAGCACATAGCTAACCAGATCCAACCGCCGCGCACGGCGTGCTTGACGGGCTGCCACTCCTCGAGATCCTGCCTTCTATGCCCGCGTACCATGCAGATGATGAACGCGAGGCTCATGGCACCAGCGCCGGCTGGCGGGACTCCGCGGGCTTCTTCGCCGGCTTTTTCCCGCCGTCGCCGTGCGAGAGCTGCTCGGCGTAGTGGTCCTTGAGCACGCTGTCGACGTGGTTGGCGGTCTCCACGCACCACTCGCCGACGTCGTCGCGGCCGAGGGAGCGCAGCTCGCCCTCCATCGTCCGGAGGCGGCGGGCGACCATCGGCAGGCCGACCTCATAGGCGTGCGCCTCCGCCCGGGTCGACATCAGCGTGACCGCGTCGTCTGCCGCCATGCTGCCGATCAGGCCGGCGAGCCGCTCGACGGTCGTGCCGCCGCGGTCGCCGACGTCCCCGACCAGCGGTAGCAGGTCGTCGCGCTGCTCGTCGGCAATCCTACCGAGGCCGGCGCCGCAGAGCGCCGTGATCGCCGAGTTGACCTTGTCGGCGTACTTGCCGAGGGCCGCCTTGAGCATGATCAGCTCGAGGCGGTTGTGCGTGTGCGTGAGCTTCTTCGGTGCCATTCGTGTGCCTCCAATAATTACGGGTGGATTGGGGACGGCCGCTTCTCAAGCTCGGCGATTTGCCTTCGTAATCCATCGAGAAACAGTTGTAACACGTCGACGTCGGTGTCGTCTATCATCTCTTGCGTGATCCGGCCGGTCGCGTAGGCGTTGTCGATATTGAGCCGAACGACCCACGTCACCGATTCAACCCCTTCGACCCGAATCATCAACCGTTCGCTAGTCCTAATTGCGAGCGCCGGTATTTTGTACTCTGGCATCGTGTGCCTCCTTCTTAGAATTATTCGGCGGGCGAGACGATGATCCCGCGCTCGTCGTGAACGTAGACTCGGTGACCGCTCAGCCGGACGTGGAGGCGCACCGCCTCCTGCTGCTCGTTAACGCTCATGCCGACACCGGCGCCCTGAAACGCGAGCTGGTTGAAGGCGCAGTCGGGCGCCATGCAGTTCGCCCGTACGATCTGGGAGACCGCCGTTGCCCTGACGTCGCTCGGCGTCTCGATTCTTTTCTGGTTCAACGTACGCTCCTCAGATCGGGTAGACCGCGGCCATCGCGCCCTTCGTGTGGGCCCACAGCGCCATGCCGGCGGCGAAGGTCTCGTCGTCGGTGAGCGAGGCCAGAGCCGGCCAGCGGTTACGCAGCCAGGCCCGAGCCGCGTTGTGCTTCATGTAGTGGACGAGGTTGCGGGTGCGGGTCTTTGGGAGCCACTCCTGCGCCGGCACGAGCGTGACGTCGACGCCGCAGCGGCCGGCCGCCACGCTGAACGCCGCGCAGGCGACGCCGAAGCCGGCGCCGAGGCTCACGGCGGCCCCGCGGCCGCGGAGCTGCTTCGTGGTGAAGTCCCGGGGATCCTCGATGCACCAGAGCTCGGGCTGCCAGTTGCGGCGCACGTGCTCCGCCCACTGCTCGATGATGTCTTGAAGGCGCGACATACGCGTGGCGAAGTCGTCCTGCCGTACCGTCCGCGCCGTTGCCCGGGCAAGCACCGCCACGTCGCCCGGATCGGGCACGATGAAGCCGGGCGGGGCTGGCTGGATCTGCAGCACCACCATGCCGGCCTTCACGCTGCCGGGGTCGATCGCCGCCACCCTCGCCGGGGGCGGCCTGTCTGGTTGTCCTTCGGTCACGCCGAGAGCCCCTCTCCTATGCGCGCCGTTAAGATACCGATTGAGCCGCGATAGCGCCAACAATTCCTAAAGATTTGCTTAGACTGCCTGCGTCACTAGAACCACCGCCGGCCAATACCTTTCCTACATGTCGATCAGCACGATGTCGTAGGCCGCGGCCACGTCGATCGATGCCGCGTCGAGCGTGCCGCGCATCTCGATGTCGCTTTTCTCCGGGATCGAGCCGTCCGCGTTGCTGCCGCCGATCGGCAGGTCGAGTGGGAGGCTGAACACGCTGGACCGCACGTGATCGACGCGCTTAGCCCGGAATACCTCGCCCGGCTCCCGGACGCAGATCTCCAGCGCCAGGTCCTTCGCCCCACCGAGCGACGCGTACAGATGCGTGATCCAGCCCTTCTTGCCCGCCGGTATCGTGTACGGGGTCATGAGCGTTTGGTTGAGGCCGACGTCGACCTGCGCGAAGATGTTCGCCGGCACCCCGTCGGTCAGCGCGCCGGAGCCGACGTAGATCTTCCCCTTGTTCCCCGCGTCGTCGGCCGTGTCGTCGCTCGTCAGGCACTCGATGCGATAGGAGCGCAGTAGGTCGATCGGGATCGTCACGCCGTTACGCCCGTTCATCGTCATGACGCGCGACACCTCGACGTTGTCCGCGTCCTGCCCGATGACGCGGGCCGTCGAGATCCCGTCGCTGCCCGCCACGTCGTCGACGCTACCGCTCGAGATCGTCATCGTGGTCGCGACCGTCGGGTAGGCGTAGATGCCGATCGGAGACCAGATGGTCGCCCTGGTGTTCCCGAGCGAGAGCGCGTGCCCGAACTTCGTCTCCGGGCGTACGTTTGAGAACAGGCCGGCGGCGATCTCGAGGCCGCGGAGGTGGGGCGTGCCGTCGTAGGGCGGGGTCATGTTGCCTGCGTCACGAGCATGATCGCCGGGCCGGGGGCCGACCCGATCCCGTTGATGGCCCGCGGGTCGATGTTGTTGGCCGCCCGGGTCATCTCGTAGGACTCGCCGGCGAGGATCTTGATGCCGGTGTTCGCCACGCCGACCGGCGCGGCGCCGACGAGGATCCACACGCTGACCGTGGCGTGCGTGTTCTGGATCTTGAGGTACTTCCGGCCGGCCGCGGCCGCGATGATGGCCGTATCATTGTTGTCGACGCTCGCCACGGTGTGCGCCAGCGTCACTTGGTTGTCTGGCATCGCCGCCCCCTAAGCCTGCGTCACCAGCACGACCGCCGGACCGGCAGCCGAGGCGATGCCGTTCACGACGTGCGGGTCGACGTTGTTCTTGTCCTGGCGCATCTCGTAGAACTCGCCCGGGCCGAGCCGAATCCCCTCGTTGAGCACCGCGTCGGCGCCGACCTTGATCCAGACGATGAGCGCCCCGTCGTCGTTCTGCACCCGCAGGAACTTGCGGTTAGCGGCCTCGGCGATCACCTGGGTCGTGCTGTCCACGACGTCCGCCTCGGTGTGCGCGTATGTGACTTGATTGTCCGGCATATCTCTCCCCTCTATTCTTTGAGATTGGGACGTCTGTAAACCCGCGCCGCGTTCTCAGTCGAGATGATCGCACGCTTGAGGTTCTTCCTCGCTCCGTCGTCCATCGCCATCTTATGCAAGAACCCTAGCGCCCCCAGGACGCTATCGAACTTCGCGGCCATACGCGTCCTGCTGATGATAGCGTCCTTCACGACACGCGCCGGGGTGTGAATCCTGGCATATCGTTGCCTCGTTTCTAAAAGCCGGAGGTGACACGCTCGAGCCCCAAAATACTACGGTCCGTCCTAGCCGAGCAATCTCAGGGGTCCAGCGACGCCACCGGCCGCGCGAGATAGCCGAGCGCCCTCCACATCTCCGTATTCGCCGCCTCGTACATCGTCACCATCTGGTCGAGGCTGCCGGCTAAAGCTATACAGGTCTCAACCGTGTCGTGCTGGTGCTGCCGGCCGACGGCGTAGCCGACAAGCGCCAGGGCAAGGCCGGCCGTGGCCAGCCACTTCAAACGTCGAGTTCGCATAATCACTCCGCATACGGGTCATCGGGCTGCATCACAGGGTGCTCGGCGCCGCCCCCCGGCCGCAAGAGCAGGCCGGGCTGGATCTCGAGGAATCCGTCGCCGTCGGGCGGCCAGCAGAAAGGGCTCGCCGGCGTACGTTTGACGCAGAGCTGCGGCCCCCGCGCGATCACGCGGCCGCAGCGGCGGCAGGCGTACGGCTCGGCCACGCGGCCGCGGGCAGTCACTCGATCACCATCCGCGGAGGAGCCGGTAAATCCAGTGGACGAGCCGCTCGAGCCGGGTCATCGGTACTCCACGGTGAAGGCGTCGCGGTACGGGCCGAGGCGGTAGACCCAGCTATCATACGCGAAATGTTGCTCCACGTGCGGATCGTTATCACCAAGCCAACTTACCTCCACAAAGTCGGCTAGTGGCAACTCGATCCGCAGCGGCAGCCCGTGACGTGGCCGCGGTTCGTCGCGCTTGCCGTCGGCGGGGCCGCCGACGAACAGCGGCGTGACGAGCGTCCGCTGCCACTCGTTCGACGCCCACGGATCCGTCGGGTCGAGCTCACAGCGGCACATCGGGTGCGACGGAGGCGGCGGCCCGCGATAAGTGCGGCGCATCGCCCTACGAAGTCGCAATCGTTTCCACCATCGCATCGTTAGCCCTCCACTTCTGGAAAGATCGGACCGCAGGATAGCGGGATTGGCACGGGACATACAGTCGCGCACCGTTCCTCGTTACCATCGCAGCCGTGCTCTGATGCCGTTATCGTGTGGCCATACCGACCACCGGACACGTGATCGGCTTGGACGAGCTCGCCGCAGCCATGACAGCGGCCCCGGATCCCGGGCTCGATCGTCTCGGTCACGCCGGCCCCCCGCCGTCGCCGCGGTCCGCGTGCTGCTGCGTGTAGCACCGCGGCGGATTCCGTGGCTGCTCGGCGCACGGGATGGACTCGGCGGGACCAACCACATACGACAGCGAGTCGGCCGCGCGGGTGACGGGCCCATCCTGCGTCGGAATGTAGGAGTTGGCGAATAGCCCGTCCTCGAGCTGCACGGCGATAGGTGCCCCATGTACGTGAAGTTGCAGCCGTGTCTGCGCCGTGACCTCGAACCGGAGCCCCCTTCCATGGACCGCGCGTAGCGGCTCATACTCCCGCCACGGCCGCCATGGCCATGAGAACAGCCGGCGGCGCCATGACCGACGGTTCCTCTCGACCGACCACCGCGCATCGATGGTGACAGAAGCGCCGCAGCCGGCCACCGAGAGGTAATACCATCCCGGCGCGAGGCCGACGCGCTGGCAGGCCGGCGCCTCGTTGTTTAGGAAGTAGTTGGTGCGCGTCCCCTCGATCAGTAGGCCCGGCGTCTCCGCGACACCGTCGCCGTCGAGGTCCTGCATCTCGGTTCTCATTTCTCCGCCTCCCCGTCGAGGTTCGCGAGCGCATCCGCCCACGCGTCCCGGTCCGCCGGCGCCAGCGCGTGAAGGCCGAGCCGGACGCCGCTGCACTTCACATCACGCCGGCGCCACTGCAGGCAGCGCGGCCATACGGTCACGTAGCAGCCGAGGTTGTCTATTGCCCGGGCAAGGACGGCGACGTCGCCGTCGTCGAGGTAGTCGTATCGCTCCTCGCCGCTCGTCGCGCCATGCTGCACGCGCGACTCCACAAGAACGGTCACCGCACGCACGGTCCCGGGCCGGCGCTGTAGCTCGTGGCGCCAGCGGTCGATCCGCAGGTCGAGGCGTAGCGCGCGCTTCGCGAGCCGCGCGCCGAGCCGGGCGAGAAGGTCGAGCGCGCCGTAAAGCAGGACGGCGGCGGTGAGTCGGATCCAGCGCAGGGCGGTCATGTCCCGTCTCCCGGTAAGCGGTGGTCTCCCAAGCACTGAGCTATTTCTTCCTCGCTGGTGCCAAAGTGTTCTCGCGCCGTTGCTTCGTCTGTGAATCTCACCCCGCAGTGGAAGCAGACCCACACCCCCGAAGTTATAGCGATGTAGTTCCGGGCAAGCACGAGTGGATTGTGGTGGCATTGCTGGGCTTGGTGACCGCCGTCATGACACACCGCACACGGGCGGCCATCTGGTTTCAGTTGCGATTGACCATCCCGGAGCGTTTCGATGGCTTCTTCGTAATCCTCCACCGTCAGCCTGCCAGTGCGATACACCACGCTACTCGTAATGCCGGTCACGTCTCGTCTCCCGGTAAGCGGTGGTTTCCCTCTGTGGGTGCCGCAATCATGGGGTATGTCCGTCATACAGCAACCGACCACATTCACAACGAGCCTGGGAATCAAAATACCTACACCAAGGATCGTGTGTCTGTGTGTGGCCCGGCAACGGCATGATGTCACAGAGCATTCCCGTGGGTAGGTCCGGCAACATATTGCCTGTCGGCTCACCAAATAAACTCTGTAATACGTTGCGATTGTCGGTTTTCATGTCTCGTCTCCCTCTGTGGGTGCGTCTCCCTTAAGGGAGTTGAGTGCGTCACGGACGGCGATGGCTTCGGCTTCTGTATACGGAAGTGGCGCAGCGCCGCTGGTTTTATGCCCGACTTTCCAACCTCCAGTGACAAGCTCCCACGCTTCCCACGGTCCTCCTGGCGCGTCCTCGGGGTGGGCAGACATTCGATTTGCGAGCAGATGGGTCAGGCTAACAACTTCGCTCCGTAGTGCTACAGCAGAAACATCAGGCTCCTCAAATTCTATAAAAGGTTCAACGGCTAAGAGCACGTCATGGATTTGCTTCATCAGCGCTACGGGCGCGGCGTCTGAGGGAGAGATGGCGAGGGCTAAGAGGGCTTCCCGCGACTTGCGGACAATCGCGGTCATGCGATAAACGTGCTCCAACTTCTCGCCACAGGCCAACGTCATATCTACGACTTTGTTTTCATGGGCCAACAGCGCCTCCCGCAAAGCGTCTGGGGGTGGGCCACCCCGTTTCGGTAGCTTCTGAGTCTCAAACGTCACGGGGACCGGCCCTTCGTCAAGCCGCACCTCCTTTGGGGGCGCAGCCAACTCCTCGCGCTTTCTCCGAACATACTCTACCGACTCCACACCATGCGTCATGTCGGGTGCGGCACCTAGCAAACTTCTGAGGGTTGGGGACATGGGTTCCAGCGCATCTTCGAGACGTTCATGCCAGCGGTCGAGGTCCGCCTCTGTAACGCTAGCCTTGTTGACCTTATCCAACTCAGCCATTACACCCTTGGCTGCTTCGTGCAACGTCTCCTTTGGGGGCGCAGCGTCGGGACGTACGGCCTTAACGGCCTCGTCGGCGTCGCGCTGCAGCGACTCGCGGAACGCGTCGACGCCGTGCTCGTCGTCGCACTCGTCGCGAAGGAACTTGCCCTGTTTTTCGGAATAGCAGGCGACGCCGTCCCGATGGCCAGCCGCGTATGCCTGCCGCGCGGCCCGCTCGATGTGGCACGGGAGCGAACCCGGCGGGCGCTGAGCCTCGAGAGACAGGTCGCGGGCGCGCATGGTCGGCTCGATATACCCGGTCCTCATTACCCCGGGTCGCGGCCGTAGAGCGAAGGCCGGCGTGCCGGCGATCACCTCAGCAGCGGTAAGAACTCCCGGTATGAGCGGCACGCCGGCCTCGTTGTGCGGGATCTCCGGACCCGCCATCGCGCGCGCGGTCGCGGCGCCGCCCATCAGCGGGTCGCCGTGCGGCGGCGTCCGGGTCTGGTTATCTCTCAGCATCTTCGAGTTCCTCCTCCCACGCGCTCACGGCATCCAATATCCCCTGCGCGTCGTTGAGCCACGAATGCTTCACCCTACCACCCAGCAAATTCCAAGGTCGGTCGACGCCCTTCGTCGCATAGCGTCGATAAAGCCAATGACCGATGATCTCAATCTTTGTCGCCACGATAGTCTCGCTGGTTCCCGGTGCGCGACGCACCGAATGCATTGCGTGCGATCTCATCCCGTAGTTGCGCCTCGATCATCGACTCAATCCGCTTCGCCGCGCTCCCGATCAAGGACCTCGTGATGGGTCCGTGGTCGGCGATCGCTGCCCGTAGGCCAGCGACGATTAGTTTGTGAGAACTAATTCGATAAGCGCAGGCCACGCAGGTCCGGCACAGCGGCCGCATCTCCTTGCCGCAACCCTTACAGCGCGGCACCCGCCGAGCCAAAGCTTCCATCACCGCGGCGCGGCTCCCGGAGGGCGCGGGATACCACATGGAGGGAGCGCACTTAAGGCATGGACGCGCGCCCCCGCAATCCTTGCAGCTCATACCGGCCATTCCTCCTCGTTGACGTAGCCCTTGCCCTTCGGTCCCTGCTGAAATTCGTTGAACCCGGCTCTCCACGTCGCCCACCACTTGCGCTGTAAGTCCTGCAACTCGTCGAGCGTCGGCCGCTGCAGTACCGGATAGCGCCGCACCATCTCGCGCACCAGGAGCCCCATCTCGAGCGCGTCGGCCTCGGCGTTGTGCGCCTTGAACTCGTGGCCCAGGTAGTGCTTGACGGCGGCCGCCAGCGTCCGGCTGCCCTTGCGGTACTTGTCGACCTTGCGGTCGATCAGGAGCGGGTCGATGAACCGCGGCCGCGAGATCGGCCCGCCTATGTTGTGGCGCTGGCACTCCCGCTCGTAGACCGGCCAGTCGAACGGCACGTTGTAGATCACGACCGGATAACCCCTCTCCGCCGCGCGCTGGAACCGCTTCGTCAGCTCGCCGAGCGCGTCGATCGGCGCCACCCCATCCTTCTCGACCTGGGCCTGCGTGATGCCGTGGACCGCCGTCGCCTCCTCGGAGATCGGCGCGCCCGGGTTGACGAGTGCCGTATAGGATCCGCGGCCGGCCGAGCCGTCCGGATTCTGCACGATGAAGGAGGCCTGAACGATCCGCGCCGTCTTCGGGTCGGCGTCGGTCGTCTCGACGTCGAACAGGCAGAACGGCCCCTCGCTCCAGTGCCCGGTCGGCACGGACTCCACGGCCTCGGTGCGCCAGGGCTTCCAGGCGAATATCTGGCGGTTGACCTCGCCGTCGCAGAGCAGCCGGCGCATGGCGGCCTCGCCGATCACGTCGTTGAGCTCGCCGCGCGAGAGGTTGGTGGTGACGATCGTCGGCCGGCGCTTCGTCCCGCGGTCCTCGCCATAGCGGGCCTTGAACAGGTCGTCGGCGATGTTCTCGTCGTCCTGGCTGTCGAACACCGGCCGCACGTCGTCGAGGACCAGCAGGTCGGCGTCCTTGAACGGCTGCAGGATCGCGTCCTCGGCCGCCTGGCTCGAGGAGTCCCGCGTCGCCTTCACGCCGAGCAGCAGGTCGCGGAATACGACGAACCGCACCCGCCTGCCGGCGTCGCTCGCTACGCGACCGGCGATCCGCGCGAGCAGCGTCTTGCCGGTGCCCGGCGCGCCCTGGAATACCAGGTTAGGCGAATCCCACGCCACCCCGTACCGCTCGATCATCCTCTCGACGTGGTCGCGGACCTCCCGCTGCCGAGCCCGGTCCGCCTCGTCGTCGGCGTAGATCTCCCAGGCGCCGAAGTTCCCCGGCACCGTGGCGATCGCCGGATCCATCCAGCGGTTTTGTGGGTCTCTCTCCGGCGGCGTCGGGCGCGGCGAGTGGTTGAGCGGCCGGCTGGCGCCAGCATCGCGGCGACCGTCGGCCTCCCAACGCTCGAACGCCTTGGCGCAGAGCACCGCGCCGTAGCCAGCACAGACCCGGGCGGTGCCGTCCTTGACGTTGCCGTTCCGTACGGCCTCGCACGTCCCGGAGCCGTCGCGGACCTCGCAACCGTCGACGTTGCCCAGCGGGCAGTAGATCGCGTCGGTCATTGCTCCACCATTGCCGCTATACCAGCGGTGATGCACTTGTCAATCAATGCATCGGTATCTCCCAACGCTCCGGTTTGTTGCTCAGCTATAAGTGCCGCCATTTCTTCTGCAGACGACCGCAAGCCCTTCTCAAGGATGGGGGTGAAATCGTTGGCGTTTACCATGCCCACCACAGGGCCGCCAACAACTACAAACTTCTCCAGCGCCTCTCTCGTGTTCATGCGTTAAAGTCCTTCCCGCGGATCCGGCGCGTCGGCCGGCCCGGCTTCTGCTGCGGGGCCAGCCACGTGCCGAACGACTCGGCCATCTTGTTGTAGTCGAGGAAGTCCTGCCGACCAGCCGCCTTAAGGTTCTCCAGATAGGTCCGCTGTGCGGAGAGCACCGCGATCACACCACGTTCGTTGAGCAGCGGCCGAAACGTTCGGACCCACTTGCCGGCGTTCATCCTGCCGCCAAGAATCTCGAGGTGTAGGTCCATGAACGGCGTCATCCAGGTCGTCCCGTTTTCGCCGGCGCCGGCGGTAGGCGGCGCAGGGGGTTCCGTAGACGGTTCCGTTGACGGTTCTATAATGGGATCGACGCTGGACTGCACCCTACTTTGCGCTGGGCTGCACCCTACAGCTACATCGGAGCGCACCCTACTTTCCGGATCATGGGTGGCCTGCACCGCACCCTTCTTCTCGCCGATCAATACCTCGTACTCGGCCCGGCGTTGGCCGCGCGCCGGCTTGATCCGGCAGAGTTCACCCATCTCGATCAGCGCCTTGATATGGGCCAGCGTCTGCCGTTTGTTCACGCGGGCGTACTCGCCGATCCGCTTGATGCCGGGGAAGGCGAGCCGCGTCTCCCGATCGGCGGCGTCGGCTAGGGCGAGGAGAACGAGGAGCCGGGTGCCTTCAGCCTTCGAGTACTGCCAGACGTCGGTCATGACTTGGATCGCCATCACGTACCGCCCAAAAGAAAAGGTCCCGCCGCCGGTGCCTCACGAATCCCGGCGCCCCAGCAAAGCCAGGAGAACACGGGACCACCGACGAACGGGACCACTTCGATTTTGACCGCTTCGACGTCCGTGAGGCGGCGTCGACCCCGCATAATAGCGCGACGGGCCCCTGAAAGCCAACTACGGCGCCGGCTCACGCGCCTGCCTCCGCTTCCGGCTCAGGGCCGCCAGGTAGCGCCCGAGCACTCCGAGCGGCTCCCGGGCGCGCCAGTCGGCTACCATGTCGCCGTACTTCTGCAGGTCGCCCGGCGGCAGCGTCTTGATCGCCTCGGCGAGTACCATCTCGAGATACTCGAGGTCGCGCCGCCAGCGCCCGTGACGCGTCCGCGGGCTCTTGCCGGTGAGCGAGGCGCGGGCGATCCGGGTGAGGCTCGCGGCCTCGGTGATGGGCCCATTCATACCGTCCCGTTCCCACGTGGCCGCTACCTCGAACTTGTCGCGCGCCAGATCTCCGGGCCGGCGCGGCGTCCGGTGGCCGGTCCGGACCTGGTCCTGATGGAGCTCGAGCGCCGCGTAGGGCGGCGCCGGCAAGTCGGCCGCCGGATCTAACCTTGTGACTCGTTTCACTTTACGTCTCCTTGAGTAAGAAAGTGTTTCCCGTGAAACACTTAGGCGCGCCTAATCACCGGCTCCGGTGTTTCGAGCAGTACTTCGGCCGGCGACCCTTGTGGCCTTGTTGTATGTGAAACGTCGTATTGCAGAAATCCCGGGCGCAGACGAGCGCGTCCACCCAGGTCGGCGCGGCCTTCGCCGCCTTCGTCGTTTTCGCCTTCGCGACCTTCGAGACCTGCTGATCCCGCGCCTTGAGGACGTCCCTCGACTGCCGGTCGAGGTCCGCGTCGAGCCCCTTCGTCTCGGTCGCGAGCCAGTAGGCGAGAGCGAGCCACTGCCGTCCGGCCTCGTCGTCCTTGGCCCAGCGGCCAGCGTTCGTCGCTGAGCCAAGGCTTACCGAGCCCCATTTACCCGGAAGCTCCGGCACGACGAGCGCGGCAATGTTCTCGCCGTACGTCGTCGACGACCGACCCGATTGCATCACATCGTATCCACTGATTCGTGCCGCGGCAACGCGGGCAAGGTCCTTCGGTAGCCGGATCTCCTTCGCGATCACCGCGACCGCGGCGACGATCGCCGGCACGGTCCCCCGTATGAGATCCTTCCGGGCCCGCGTCATGCGCGCGGCCTCGAGCGCCTCATGCTTGCGCTCCTCGCTAAGGTGGCTCGTCGGGGTCGGTAGGGTATCGCGTCCCGGCGCCGGCTTGCCGCCCTCGGTCACCCGATTCGCCTCCGCCTCCGCGCGCTCAACCCGCTGGCGTTCGCGCTCGATCTCCTCCAGCGTCCACGAAATCGCCGCCTCGAGCTCGCGCGCCGTCGAGCGTTCCATTACCGCATCGTTGTACGTCTCGGTGAGTCGCTCCGGCTGGTCCGTGAGCCGTAGGAGCTGCCGCAGGTGTTTCCACGTGAGCGCGTATGGCTCGCCGTCGGGGACGCCGACGCCCCGGGCGTTTTGCTCGATCCGCTTCACGAGGTCGGCCGGCATCTTCTCCATGGCGAGCGCGTGGCTCACGTACATTTGGTTCTTACCGATCCGGGCGGCGATCTCCCGCGTGCCGAGCTTCGAGAGCTTCGCATAGCGCCGGATTCCGGCCGCCTCCTCGACGGCGCCGAGATCCTCGTGTTGCAGGTTGTCGGCGATCTGCTCGAGCAGGATCACGTCCGTGTCTCCGTGCCCGACGTCCCAGGCGACCTCGGCCCGGAGCCGCGGGATCTCGGCCCTCACGGCGGCTCGGAGCCGGCGCTCGCCGTGCATGAGGACCCACTTGATCTCAGGCGGGAAGTTCTCACCGGCGCCGCGCGGCCGGACCCGGATCGCGCTTGTCTGCTCCTGCTTGAGACTCGCTGCTAGCTCGTCGAGTTTCTCAGTGCCGAAGTATTTACGCGGCTGATCGGGGTCGGCGACGATCTCGTCGACCAGGATCATCCGGAGGTCGAGGGCGTCCCGGGCCGCCTGGGTCTTGGCGAGCTCAAAAGATGCTTCTGCTGTGGTCGTCATCGTTTCATCTCCACGTTGGTCGTTGAGGAGGCGACGCCGATCGCGGTCCTACGGCGCGGGCGCCGGGCGAAAAGCCGGACCCGTTCCAAGCGGATCAAAAGACCCAACGCGCTGGCCTTGCGGTCCCGTCGCGGCGCCGCCCCCATGAGAGCCCGAGCCGGCGGGGTAGTGACTACCCCGCCAGCCCACTTCCTAGAAGGGGAGATCATCCCCGTTCTCGTCCAGCGCCTCGGGGGAGTCGGCGAACGACTGCGCCCCGGGGACCGTCGAGACCGGCGCCGGCTCGGAATCCGCTGGCTCCGGCTTCTCCTCCTTCGGCTTCGCCCGTGACCGGCGCTTTGGCTTCTCCTCCGCCGGCTTTGCCGCCTCCGGATTCGGGCAGCGATCGGGGAACATTTGGTGATCGAGCTTCCATAGCCGCATGAGGTACGCCCGGCTGCGGTCGCTCGGCGGATCGTAGCCGAGGTTCTCGAGCCGGATCATCACCGAGGCGGCGCCGGCCTGCAGCGCACTCGGGTCGAGCTCCGCCGAGGGCCTGCCGAATACGCGCACCTGTTGGTAGGCCGCCACGGCGAGGCAGGTGCCGTAGAAGGCGTCCACCTTCGCCTCGAGCTGCCGCTGCCGCTTGCCGTTCGTCTCCTCGCGCTGCGACGCCACGCTGCCGTTCGTCGCCGGCGCGACCGGCGGTGTGTTCGGCGAACTCGGATGCCCCGAAAGCTGCGGCGGGGGCGCTACGGGCGCGCCCGGCTGCCCGGGCGTTCCGGCCACCAACGGGCCGCCTGGCTGCCCTGGCGGCGGTGGCGCGGCCTGCGCGCCGTCCTGCGGTTCGACCGGATCCGGGAACGATCCGAGCGCGAGCTCCTGGCCCTGCGCGTCGTAGGCGATCGCAGTCCAGTCGTGCGCGTCGTCCTCGCCCTGCACCCGGTAGATGCAGAATCGGTAGCCGGTCGCGGCGTTGAACTTCTTACCGTCGCCGGGCACCTGGTTGAGCAGGCCGGCGCGGGCTAGGGCGATCGCCGCCTTCCACGGGGCGTACCAGTAGCCGAGGCCCTCGCTCTCCCAAGCGCCGATCAGCTTGACCTGGGGCTTGAACTGGCTTTTGGCGAACACCGCTTCGGTCATCGTGCCGTAGCGGAACGCTCCGATCTCCGGCGCGTCGAGCTTCTTTCCGTCCTGTGCCATCGTACTTCCTCCTCCGCGCTTCGGCGCGCTCGGCGCCCGGTCGCGGGTCTGAGGTTTCTAGTCCTTCGCCGGGGTGGCGTAGAACTGGTCGGGGCGTGCCTCGAGCCTTACGCCCGGCGGCATCGGGATCGACGGGTCGCGCTCAGGCTCGCAGATATGTGCTCGCAGCGCCTTCCGGTCGATTTGCGGTTTCATCTTTATGACTCCGCCGTAGTAGTCTGGACTTTCGAGGGCCCATGCGATCACCTCGCCGTCGTCGTCGACGACGAGCTCGGCCGTCTGCGATCGCATCCCGACGCGGCCGCCGATCAGGTTCAGCGACTTCTTCTTGCCGGTGTGCATGAAGCCGAACAGCGTTTTGACGGCCTGGTGTAGCCAGTCGACCTGACGCTCGAGCGGACCCTGCCGCTCATCGTGTCGCCGCTGCTGGAACGCGGCGAGCGTCCTGTACTCGGCCTCGTTGGCGACCAACTCCCCCTGCACGTTCCGCATCGCGCCCAGGTAGCGGCTCGCCGCTACGCGCGCGTCTGCCTCCTCCATCGTGTCGGCGAGCTCCGGTAGGTCGTACTCGGCTTCCATGTCGAGGGCCCGCACCTCGAGCGGGTCAAAGACTTCCGTTTCCGTGTGCGTGCCTTCCATCATGCCTCCTTCTGTTGGGTGAGTTGCCGCGCGGCCGGGATCTCCCGGACCGCCACGCCGAGGAGCTCGGCCACGGCCTCGAACACGCGCAGCGCGGTCAGGCGCCCGGCCTCCGTCGTGCCGACGTCGCCGGCGAGCACCGCCGCGACGCGCGACTGCGGCCAGCCGCACGCGTCGGCGACCTGGCGCTGCCGCACGCCGGCGTCGAGCATCACGGCGCGAACGGACGCGCCTGCGGCGAGTAGCCGTCGAATCTGTCTCTTGGTCATGATCTCCTCAGTGGTTCCGTGCCTCGATAATTTATACGCCATCGGCCGGGGAATAGCCAGCTAATCGTCCTCCTCGAGCATCGCGACCAGGTCGACGCACTCCTCGAAAGTCATGTCCGCGATGTGCGCCTTCGGGCCGTTCTCCTCCAGCCAGCCATAGGCCTCTCCGCGCGTCATCCGCGCCGCCGGCCACCAGTTGTCGAACGCCGCGTGCGCGACTTGGCGCATCTGCCGCGTCTCCTTGTTCGCCGGCGTTCCGAGCGGCGAGCCGTCCGGGTGGCAACCGATTACGCCGTCGCACTCGGGGTAGCGCCGGCAGCCCCAGAAGGGGCCGTAGCGTGAGCCGCTCCGCGCCATCTCCGAGCCGCAGTAGCAGCGGACGTTCACGGTCCCTCGACGATCGGCCGCGCGATTTCGATCCACCAGCGTACGACATCTTGCTGCCACTTGAGTGTCGTAAACGGCCAATCCTCCGTGGCGATCACGTGTCGCGCACACGGAAAGGACCGCAGTGCCTCGAGCGCCGCGGCGCCGGCGCCGGGTTTTGGCACCTCGCTGCCCTCGTGGTCGATCACCGGCGCGGCCGCCGGTGACGGTGCGGACATAGGGTGCCCGGCGGTCTCGCTCGGATCGCTTATTAGCTCCCCCTTCGCCGCGTCCAGGCCGTACTCGGCCACGAAGGCGCGCTCGCAGTCGGGGCACATACCGTGCGAGACCGGCTCCGAGCCCTCGCTCAGAACGCGCGTGTTGGTGTGGATGCCCAGCCAGCCGCCGCAGACGACGCGCGCGCCATCGTACGCCGGCGCGTCCTCGGGCCCCTCGGCCCATTCTTCTCGGAATGTCATCGATCGAACTCCCGTTGAGGTTCCGTGTTCTATATATATATACGCGTTTTCCTGGCCGCGCCACCCGGAATCCGGCCCGAATCCAATCCTAAAGGAATATTATAAGAACCCGCGGCCATCGCCCACGTCGCCGCCTACCGGCCCCGCGGGCCGCCGCTGGCTCTTGGGCGCCCAGGGCCCCGATAGTGGCGCCTGGCGCGGCCTGGGCGCCTACGATTCGATCCTGGGGCGCCGCCGGGCAGCCGGCCCGACGCCGTGGCCGCCGGGATCCATGGCCACCGAGAGGTGGCGCGATCCGGACAAAGTGTATATAATTATCTACGGCACACGGAACCTCAACCAAGGATCTAGAATGAACGACTCGACCTTCCGGCTCCTCAAAGCCTTCCGCCAGCTCGCCGAGCAGATGATGGGTCCCGAGCAGGACCGCCGCTGGGAGTGGATCGGCGCCCACATGTCGCAGCGCATGTTCGGCATCACGCAGGAGCGCGCCGAGCGGTTCGCGCGGCAGTACGGCGGCGTCGCTCGCCGGATGGAGGTGACGCGATGATCAGCGAATACCGGCACACTAGAGACCTATCCCAAAAGCAACTGGACACGCGGCTAGCCAAGTTCGGAATCACCCGGCCTCGCTATGGTTTCGGAGGCTACTACGAAGTGGCGACGAACCGCGGCACGATCAACATATCCGCGTGGAATGCTGGAGATCGACGCCGCGACCAATTGGCCTATCTTCTCAACGAGCAGGCCAGGTGGAACGCCAAGGTTGCGGTGGCGCCATGACAACCGATTCCATCTGGAGCGACGCCGACATCATCAGCTCATACAGCCGCGCCGAAGCGATCGAGGACGGCTTCATCGTCGACGCGAACGTCGGAGACCTCGACGAGGTGAGCCGCCAGCACTTCCCGAACGCCAAGGCCGCGATGACCTCGACCCTGTACGCACTCGTCGAGAAGGCCGTCGCCCATCCGCGCTGGCTGAATGACCTCCGCGGCGTATGGCACGACGTCTGCTTCATGTCCCGCTTTCGGAACGCCGACGGCCTGTTCAAGGTCATCATCACCGGGACCGGCCGCGTGCGGAACCACGTCCTGCGCCGCGTCGACTCCCATGACGTCGACGGCGCGCCGACCGTCACGTTCATGCTGCGCGGGGAGGACTGACCGATGACGAAGCAACGCGACGGGGTGCAACGCATGGTGCGGGCCCGCCCGGCGCGACCGATCGACCCGGACGGCTTCGTGGCGACGTTCGACTCATACGGCGTCACGCTCAAGCCGCTGCGGGCCCGGCGTCCGGAGGCGACGATCTACGCGACCTGGGACCAGGTCTACCGCTGGGCGTTGATCGCCCGCGTCGAGCCGATCAAGAAGCGCAAGCGGCGCGTGCGGAGGAAGCGATGAGGCGCATTACGTGGCCAGAGGATAGCGCGGAGTCGCGTGCTGAGATCGCGGAACTCAACCGCTCGTTCTGGTGCCAGTGCTCCAAGGAGGATCGGCGCGCGGGAAGGTGTTGGTGTAGGTCGCCGATGACAACCGACGACGTGTGGCTGCTGATCAACGAGGGGTACGGCCTGACGGACATCGCCCTGATGTTCGGGCTCAGCTGCGAGCGCGTGCGGCAGAAGGCCGTGCGGCTCGGCATCGCCTACACCAGCGGCACGAAGCCGCGCGTATGGGACGGCCGGCTCGGGCGGTTCCGCTTCCGCGAGCTGGCCGAACAACGGGCCGAGCGACGACTGCTTCAACGCGTCGAACTCGAGCACCGATTGGGCGCCCGCAGGGCCGCGCAGGTAGCGGCGCTACGCGCCCTGCGTGCCGAGCTTGGCCGAACCCCGACGCTAGTCGAGGTCGCCGCTCGCTGCGGCTTCGTAATAACCGTCCTATACACCACATGGGGCTACACGCCCCAACAGAAGGTATGCCGGGCAACTGCGGCGGAGGCGTCGGCTGCGCTCTACGCCGCTGCCGGCCTCGTACCGCGAGGAACGGGTTCGCCCGGGCACATCAACCGATTGAGGGTGGCGCGGTAACCAGAAACGTTGCCCGGGCAAACGACGAGGGGCCCCTGGGCCGGGGGCCCCTTTCCGCGTCTACCGCTTCCTCTGTGGGTTTGCCTACAGCGCCCGCGCCGCGGCGACGATCGCCGGCGTCGACAGGCAGTTGAGCTCGTCGGCCCGGCACGTCATCCGCCGGCCCATCGCCTCGAGCGCATCGAGCGTCGCCGGGTGGCCGGCGAAGGCGGTCGTGAGGAGGACGCGCGCCCTACTGCCCGGCGAGAAGTCGATCGAGTCCCCCATCGACAGCACCGTGTCGACGTCCGCGCGCTCGCCGGCGTCGAGCTGGTTCCAGCCGCCGGGCACGATGGCCTCCAGGACCTGCGAGGCCGAAACCGGCACGCTAAACTCGCGGTTGGCGAGGTGGAGGTCCGCGTCCACCTCGCCGTCCGTCATCCCCGAGTAGCCCCGCCCGAGCGGGTCGGCGTCCAACTCCGCCCGGACGGTCACGGCGTGCGCCGGCACTTAGGTCGGTTCCGCCGCCGTCAGTCCGGCGATGTTGTAGTTGCCGGCCCAATCGTCCGACCCCGAGCCCTGGTACCCTCCGCTCGCGTCATCGTACACGCCGCTGAGCACGTTGTGCGGCCCGACGATGCAGTTCGCTCCGCCGGTGTTGTCGAACTGCTTCGTGGCCGTCCGGTTCGCGCCGATCTGAATGAAGTCGCAACGCCGGATCCGAGACTCCTTGAACCCGCGCGGGTTCATGTTCATGTGGTTCGCGTTATCGACGAACGTCACCCCGTCGATGTCCCAGAAGCGCGGCTGGTCGGTACCCGACTCGGAGCACCGGATGGCGTCCGCCAGGTAGCCGTCGAAGTGCATGTTGTAGAGCGAGCTGAGCGGCGCCCCGTTGCCGGTGATGTCGATCCCGATGGAGGCGGCCGCGCCCCATCCGCCCATCAGCATGTTCCGGAGCTCCGTGCCGGCCGCGTTCGAGTTGGCCGTCGAGCCGTCGAACCAGACGGATCCGCCGTTGGCGACGGAGCCGATCTCGAAGCCCTCGAACGCCCATCCGCGCGCGCGGATGATCAGCGAGAAGGTCGCGGCCGTCTCGGCGACGATCCAGGCGGCGCCGAACGACCGCGTCGTCGGGCTCCAGGCCCGCAGGACCCCGAACGGGCACTCGGTGTTGAGCGGCGTGACGACGTCCTCCGTGTAGCCGCCCGGCGCGACGTTGCCGCGGACGCGGCCGCGCGTGCCGAGCGCCGCGGCGACGGTCATGAACTTGCCGATGGTCGCAAAGGCCGAATCTTGACCCCACGCCAAGCCATCGTTGTTGTCGTCCCCGAGCGTGCCGTCGATGTGGTACTCCTGGAACGGCGTCGCGCCGATCAGGTTCCCACGCATGTCGAGCGTCGAGCCCGGCTCGAACGTCTCGTAGGAGCCCTTGCGGCCCCGGTGGATTAAAGTCTGAGATCCCATTGCAAGTGGCTCCTGTTGAGGTGGTTCAAAGCGGTCGCGGCCGCCAGCGCTCTAGTAGGTATTCAGGATACGGCGGAGCGTCCCGGGCGGGCAAGGCGGGGACGCGAAGGGGGCGCCGACCCCGGAGAGGGATCGGACGCCCCTGGCACTAACACGGAACCTCTCACGCAACAGAACGTCGCGCAGAAGTACGCGCAATATAGTCGCCGGCGGCCGGCGCGCGCTACTTCGATCCGCCGCCCAGGAGATCGGAGCCGATCCGAAGGATCGCGTAGGCGACGAGCCCGCGCTCAAGCCAGCGCAAGACGCCGGCCGGCCGGCGCCGGTGCTCGATCGCGTCCTCGAGCTGGGCGCCGAACTCGACCAGCAGCAAGTCCTTCTCCGCGATCGACGCCGAGTCCGTGCGGATCCGGCTGGCCAGCAGGAGCCGCGTGGCCCGGCAGGTCCGGAGCCGGGCCTCGCAGACGTTTCGGGCCTCCTCGAGCCCGGCGACGACCTCCCGGACGATCACGCGCACCGTGTCCGGCACGGCGGCGTCCGCCGTGTCCGCCAGGATCGCGGCCAGGCGGCCCAGATTGATGCGTGAGCTACTATCGGCCCGCCTAGCTACCCCGCGTAAGGAGTCGGCGGTCGAGTCGTGTGCGGCCACCCCCTGGGCCAGTTCCGCCCGGAGAGAGTCGCGCCCGACCTCGAGCGAATCGTGGCGCTCCTGGGCCCAGGCGAGTGAGTCCGCCCGGGCCAGGGCGAGGGCCTCACTCGCTCGAGCGTCGCCGTAACACCTGACCCATCCGATCGCCGCGAGGGCGACGAGCGCCCACGGGCCGAACTTGAACAGAGCCGCCTTCATCCGGAGGCCGCGTGGTGGTGCGGCAGGTCGTGCAGCCGCTGGTCCTCGAGGTCGTGGTCCCCGTCCCAATCGTAGCCGTGGACGAGCCGGCGCTTGATCTCGCCGTGCCGGTACATCTCCTCGGCCACGCCGTGGAAGAAGCCGGCGAACGCGTACCAGCGCCCAACGTCCCGGCCGTGCTCGGCCATGAGCTTCTTGACCTTGGCGCAGAGATCCTTCCGGTCATCGACCGTGAGGCCGTCCTTGGCGAGGGCCTCGAGCATCTCGTCGATCTCGAGCATCCGGGCGGCGAGCTGCGGCCAGCGCAGCGGATCCGGTGCGACGTCGATCGCGTCGACGCCTTCGGTTGGCTCCTCGGAGTACTCGAGTAGATGCCGCGACTCGAGCGTCGACGAGACGCCCCTCGCCACGTTCTCGCGCTGCTGGTCTGCATCGCGCCGGCCCTGCAGCACAGTCGAGCTCCAGTACATGTCAACGCGCTCAGCGACCCTGCGCGTGTCCGGGTGGACCGTCGCGGCCTCGCCGCGCGATCGCGCGCCCCAGGTCACTTCCGCCCCTTCCGCCGGTCGATGACCGGTACGTCGATCACCGCCGTCGCGCTGCCGGCCGCCGCCACGCTGTCCCGGCGCTCCTTGCCGCCGCGCCGGACGAACGCGATCGCCCGGCCGATCTGGCCGAGGACGATCCCGGTCACGGTTGAGTGAGCGACGCCGATCGAGAAGGCGATCAGGGCGACGTAGATCCCCCACGCCACCGGGCCCGGATCCATCCGGACCGTCGTCCCGTCGACGAGCTGCCCCTCGG